GCCTCGACGTCTTCAGGACCACGCGGCACGAACTCGACGGTGCGATCGGTGGACGAGAAGATGCGCATCAGGGACGGCATCATCATCTCAATCGTGTCGGCGACCTCGGTGCTGACGACCTGGGAACGGCCTTCCTGCTCGTTTCCGAGCGGCTCGCCCATGTAATAGTCATGCAGCCGGATGCGGTCGCGCGCATACTCGGTGTCGTAGAAGCCAAGTGCGTTCTGCACTTCGCTCACCACGATTGATTGAAATTCGATGTCGTCCATGACGCTGGCTTTCTATTGGGTCAGCAGGAGGTGCTGTACTTACCCGTCTTCTCCGTTGCGACGCGCTTTCCGCCCTTGCCCTTTTTCCCTTTTCCGTAACCCTTCATTTGACGATCCTTTCGGTTGGAGCTTGCCGATTGCGGCGTAGGTGTCCGAGACGTAGTTGTCGAACTTCTTGCCCGTCAGGCCGCGCATGCGCGCCGCCCGCCGGATCTTGCCTTCGATCATTTGGTGAACCTCGATGTGAACGTCGGAGCCTTGCGCTTGACGTTCTTCTTGTGCCGACCCGGTCGGCGGATGCGCTTTTTGTATTTGTAGGCGCTGGCACCTATGACTGGGCGCGCCATCAGACGACCCAGCCGGTGTCGACCTCAATCGGTCGGCTCCACTGCCACGCCTGCATCTGCGACGGGCTTCCGCTGGATGCGGCGAAAGTAAGGCAGAGCGCGTCAGCGATGTCCGGGCTTCCCTGCCCGCGCTTGCGCATCTCGTCCTTGCTCTCGATCTTGGTTTTGCCGGACGATGTGAAGCTATATCGGGGCGTGGTGAGTTCGCTCTTGAGTTTATCGTTTTTCGGAAGTTTGCAGTCGCGATCTTCGAGCCACTCCCGACATAGCATCCACAACTCGTCTCGCATGCGCATAGCCTCTGGCTTCATCGCGCTACTTTCGGAGACGTTAACCCCTCGCGCCGGAGCGCCCAGCTCTCTCAGTCGATCGACGACGCCGGACCCCAGGCCAATGCTGTCGACGAGTATCTGATCCGGCTTTTCGTCGAAGCGGGCCGCAGCGATCTCAGCCATGACTGCGCCGCACAATTCCATCAGATCCAGGCCGCGCCAGGTGCGGATGTCGTGGACGACGTTGCCCTTACGCTTTACGAGCGCCGAAGCGTCTGTACCAAACCGCGCAACGTCGAGACCCCAGACCGACATGCTTCCCGAATACGGCTCCACATCGCGCTCAAACGCTTCTTCAACGAGGCCCATGGGGATGTAGCTTTCGTCGTCAACCGTCGGAAATTCTCCGAGAACGCGGACACGATACGCATTGCTTAACTCTCCATATCGCTGCGCCATGTCGCGCAAGAAGTCTTCGCTGACGAGCGGGCTGTCTACGCAGGAGACGCGCATCGTCTTCCAGCTATCGGTCAGCGCAGTTTGCGTTTTGTAAAAGAAGCCGCTGGTCCTGACCGGGTTGCCCAGCAGTAGGGTGCAGGCGTTTTCGGTCGACATCGATCCGGCGGCGGACTCAAACACCTCTTCGGGTATGCCGCTGGCCTCGTCAGCGACCAGAAGCACATGCTCACTGTGAACACCGGCCAAACTCTCGGGCCGCTCCTTGCTCGACGTCCTCGCTGAGATAAACGCCTCAGTCGGGCTGGCCTTGAGGACGACGCGGTCGCTGGTCGCGTCGATCAGCTCCTTCAGCGCGTCGGGCATATCCTTCATGCGGCGCTTCACCTCGGCGAACAGAGCGTCGAAGAGCTGGGCGCTGGTGGGCGCGGTAACCACGATCTTGACCGGGTATCTCGTCAGGAGAAACCAGAGCATGAGCGCGGCGGCTGCCGTTGACTTGCCGACGCCGTGGCCTGACCTGACACTGATCCGACGCTCGCCCGATGCGACCAGCTTCATCACCTCGGCCTGCCAGGGCAGCGGGTCGAAATCGAGAACCTCGACGCAGAAGTTCACAGGATCGTCGGCGTATTCCGCGAGGAACTCGACGAAGGCGTTGTCGGTCATCTATGCACCGTAAGGGTCGGCGAGCAGGCTCTGCATTTGCTGTTGCGTGATCGCCGGGTTGCCTATGAGCAGGCCGGGGATGGCTGCGGAGGCGGGGTTGGACATAAGCCCCTTGTCTCTAATAAATCGCCGGATAACGTCTTCGCGCGTCATGCCTTCCTTCGCAGCGCGCTCGTCTGCGCGACGTCGGAACAGCTCCATAAACGTGCCTTGCGAGGTCGGGTCGACGCCGGTTCGATCGGCCGCTCCCATCCACAGAGCGGCTTGCGTCTGCGGGCCAGTCAGGCCCATCTCTTCGCCTACCTCGTACATAAACGCCTCAAAGGCGTCATATTCACTGTCGTTAGGCTTGTCGGCCCACATCTGCGGCACCTTGAGGTCCGCGACGTCTTCTGCCGACATCTTGCCGTCCTTGACCGCCTTCTTGGGGTTAAAGGTGATCTGGGTCTTGCCGTCGACATCGCGCTCGCTGAAGTAGGGCGCAATTTTTTTGCCGTATTTTTTGCGCAGAGACTGCGCAGTCGCGGAGCCGATCTCCGCCTGGGTCGACAGCCAGCGCGGGTCTCTTGAGGCCATAGCCATGTAGCGCGTGAAGTGCAGATCCGCGGCGATATTGCGACCGCTGCCCTTTAAGCTCTGCGCAAAGCCCTTTGGCTTCGGGTTTTCTGTCCAGTTGCCCTGCGCGGGAGACACGCCGGTCTCAGGGTCTCCAGACCACGTTCCCTTTTGCTGACGCGATGCGATCAACTCTTGCAGACCCTGCGTCTTGTGACCGTAGCCTTTGGTGCGACCGCGAGCGACATCACGCGCGTCGTCCAGTTTTTCAATGCCCAGCAGACTGTCTCGATACTGCTCGCCCTCGGTCATGTTCGAGTTGCGCGGCATTTCTTGTGAGTACAACCGGCGGCGTATCTCTGAGGCGTTAGCGATGTTGGCGGGAACCTTGGAGCCTGGGGATGCGGCCCCCATCAGGTCCATGTACTCGGCCCACTGACGATTGCCCTCAACCTCGCCAAGCTCTCCGATAAACCAGTCGCGCAGCTCCTCAGTGTTGTACCAATCAGCGCCGCCAAGCTCGATGCCGCGCTTAATGTCGGCCTCCATCTGCTGGCGTGTGGCGTTGCCGGGGTCGCGCATCGCAGCCAGAGACGCCTCGACGCGGGGGGTGTTTTTCTTCGGACGGTAGCGCAGGAATGTAAACTCAGAACGATCAGGAGCGGCGCCCAAGTATCGCGGGTCGGAGCCTGCTGGCAGGTCGTACATCGATTTTGCAGGCGAGCCTCCAGGCATGTCGGCCTGGCGCTGCGCGGCTGCGTTGAGCAGGCCACCTGCCGCGGCCGCTGGCTTGGCGTTGCTGAATAACCCTTCAGGCGTAATGCGAACGGAGACCATACGGTTGTAGCCGTAATTGGCTCCGTCAATGATTAGCTCTTTCTCGCTTTCACCACCAACGAGAACAACGTCTTTTGGGTCTACCTCAAAATTTTTCGTTTGCTGGGCAACGTCTGGGCCTCGGCCATATCCATCAACGCGCTTGACCGGGATGGACCCCTGCGGAAATAAGCGTTCGAGATTGGCCTGCATGACCTGCTTATAAGCCGGGTAATCCGCGCTTCGGACTGCGTCGACCAAGCCTTTCGGGTCTACGTCCATCACATAGCGGTCAATACCGCTAAAGACCTCGGGGAACTCCATCCCCGCGCCATCTTCTCCCATGTTAAGAAAAAAATTATCGAGATCGGGGTAAAGCGCCTCGTCGTTGCGCTGAAGGATCCGGGTGCGGTCGAGGACGTCCTGGTCCCAGACTACGAAGTTGCGGGTGCCGCGGGCGCTGTCGGTGCCGCGCGATCCGGCGTCCTTGTAGCGCAGGCCGGGGACACCGGCGCCGCGCATCGCGGCTGCTGCCTCATCCTCGCCGAGCTGCTGGCGCATGCGATACCAAACGTCGCCGCCCGCCATCTTGTCGGGGTTGTCGGGCATGAAGCCCAGGCGGTCGATCGCGTCTCGGACGACCTTCGGCTGCTGGCTTATCGGCGCGTCATAATCGAGCAGCTTGGCGGCGTCGGCGTCGGGAATGTCGAGTTTGTAGAGGTTGCCGGTGGCTTGAACCGCCTCTCTTAAAGCCGGAGACGGGTCAA